GACCGGTACTGGACCTGTCGCCTGATAGATGCGCTTGCCCTGCACCACCAGGTCATACTCTTCGTAGGTGGCTTCTGGGTCGTAGCCTTTCAGTCCATCGAGCGCGTCGATTTGCGCCTGCAAGCCTGGGATCTTCTCGATTTCTGCCAGAAGGTCCTCACCGAGTTCTGTCTCGGTGATCTGTCCCGCGATCATTTCCAGAATGGCGGCTGCATCAGAACTGGATTGCCCCTGAACGCCGAGGCCGATCGGATACCACGGACCGATGTTTCCGATCTTGTCGACGATGCGTCCCCAGAAATAGAAGGTCACGCCGGCGCGCAGGCCGAGCATGGAGAAATCACTCTGCGGATAGGCCAAGTCAGTCAGCTTGGTTGCCGCTTCCAGCGAGGTCGTGGGCCCGTACCAGATCTCCGTGCGCTGACTGTCCTCGGCACCAGCAGGGAACCCCCACTTCAGGTAGATACCGAACAGCAGCGGAGTTGCGGTCAGGAACGCCAAGGCCGGCGGCATACCCTGCTTCCCGCTGAGGTTCGTCAGGATCGAGTTGCGCCATGGCGAAGTGATGTCGAACGCGCTCACCGCACGCACCCGTGCCACGTAGGCACCGGCATAGATACCGACCACGTCTACGTTGGTCATACCTGTGCGCTGTAGTTTGATCCAGTTTCCGCTGTCCTTGCGCCATTCCACGTCGTAACCGACCGCGCCGTCCACGGCCGGCCAGCTTATGGTCATGGTGGCCACAGCCAGACCTTGCACGATCGACGACGTCGACGACAGTGTCACGCTCGCCGGCGCCGGAACAACCGTGATCGGGATGACGCTGATCGGCCGCTCTTCCAAGCGGGCGCCGGTATCGATATAGGCGAACTTGCTCGGCTCGAACTGCAACGCGCTGATTTCGTAGTCGCCCTCGGTAGTGCGCTTGGTGCGCAGCACTCGATATAGGGGGATTGCCAAATCATCGGCGTCGAGCGCCCATTGCAGTTGCGCGACCGGTGGTTCGCTGTAGGCAACTGTGACGGTCACGGCGCGGCCGTTGACGCTCTGCACGGTACGCCCTTCGGCACGGCCGCCGGGCAGGTTGATGATCAGTCGATCGCCGGCTTTGGCCTGGGTGTCACGATCGAGCGTAATCACCCGCCCCGCCACTGCCGAGATTCGGCCGCCGACTTCACGACCAGCGAGCAGCGAATCGGCAACCGGGATGATATGGCCAGGCAGCGGAATTACGCCTTCCATGCCGGTCTTGAACGACACAGTGCGATCTTGGTTGTTGCTCAAGATCGCCCACTTTCCACGGCGTTGGGCCTCAGATGCGCGTGTGCAGCCAATGGCACTCAGCTCGGTCGGCCGATCACCATAGCGGCGCTGGAGATCGAGGTCAGCAAACGGGATGACGTCTGTGTCGTAGTTGTTCGCCGGGTTGTCATAGCTGACCAGCGCCCGGGTGTAACGGGTCTTCGCCGAGGCGCTGCCATACGAGAATTTGCCATCGATGACGTTTGCCCGGGTGAAGACGTAGTCGAAGTCCTGCGCTCGCGGCATGTCTGCCTGCATCACCAACTGTCCCTGCGCCCAGTACGTCATGCCTCGGTAAATCGCCGAAATATCGCGCAGCAGCGACCAAGCATCGGCCTTCCCCTGCAGGTTCATGTCACAGAGGAAGCGTGGTTCCTGCCCGCCTAATCCGTTAGGCACCAGCTGATCGCAGTATTGGGCGATGCGATACAGCTCCCACTTGTCGACCATGAACGGCTTGATGCGCTTGCCCAAGCCGAAGCGCTCTTCAGTGCAAATGCCGTAGGTGATCCACGCCGGGTTATTGGTCCAGGCCGATTTCATCGAACCGTCCCAAGTCCCTGTATAGGTGCGCTGAATCGGGTCGTAGTTGCTCGGCGCCATCCAGCGGCGAGCTTTGCACTTAACGGTGACGGCCGGGATGTTGGTGAACTGCTCGGCGTCGAACTCGATGTAGAGCAGAGCGGTGTTCGGGTAGCGCAGTTTCGCGTCGATCACCTCGGTGTAACCAGCCACCAGCATGATGTCTGCGATCTTGTTGGTGTTCTGGTTCGGCGTCAGGCGGCGCACGCGAATCTGCCATCCTGTGGTGGCGTCCGGTAGATCAATGCGGCGCGAGCGCTCGTAGCGAGTGGTGGTCTTGCCGTCGACGGCATCCACCACAACCTGCTGATAGGCGCCGCCATCCGTGGACACGTCAATGGCATACTCGATGCGATAGCCACCGACATTGCCTTCGTTGTCGACTCGTTGCAGCGCTGGCCAGGCCAACCGCACCCGCACGGCGGACAGCTGAGTGTTAGTGATCGACCGCACCCACGCGGTATCGCTGCGCAGTTCGATGTTCAGCGATGTCTCATTCTCCACCGACGGAATGCCCGGGATGTAGGTCTGATCCACAGAGCCAGGGCGCCAGTCCCACTTCACGTTCGGAAAGTTGTAGTTGCCGCTGGCATCCCGGATCGGCGTGTTGTCCAAATAGATGTCGTATTCGGTCGGAACGCCGTCGAATTCACCTTCGCCCACAGCGATCAGCAGCTTGGACAGGTTGGTCGAGCGCAGGCTGTCGCTGGCTTCGGTCGGCGACTTCGGCTTGCTGCTGCCGCCCTTCTCGCCATGAATATCGATCTGTGCTGCTGCGCCCATGCTTTCCTCCAGGCATAAAAAAACCCGCCGTAGCGGGTAATAAGGTGACGAAAATCAAAGTGAAAGAATCGGCAATCCCAGCACATGAGCTCTATCCAACAGCCTATGTTGGGGCACACCTATACAGAAAGAATACTTCACCAACAATTCTTTTAAATGATCAGTACCGCAAACCACTGCATAATAAAAAATTAACAATTTTTCCGAATCCGAGAAAAGCGATTTATACATATCTATATATAGCTTATTACCTTCCAAAAACGAATCAATATATGACAGAGTTATTTCGACACCTGCCATGTATTGCTGCAACTCCTCACCATCATTTTGCCAAAAATGATCAAAAGCGATAACAAGCCCTCTAAGCTCATCTCTACGTGGCTTTATATTTAACAGCCCGATCACTGTAACGTTCGGATTATCGGGTAAAGCCGTACTTTTCACAAAAGACGAATGAAGCCTCTTGCAAAAAATCTTTATACAGTCACGCCCCTTTGTAACTTTATTATTACTATCAACCAAGTCTATGGCGGCCAACGCTGCCATATGCGTATCAATCATTTTATAGAAGGTCGCGACCGAGCTTTGCAGTTTGAAATTCTCAACCTGCTGATCTAGCGCATTTGCGGATTTAGCCAGCTCGACACGAGATTCCTTTAATTCCACCCTTTGTATGGTGATAGTTATCAAAAGCCCCATAAAAGCAAAAAATGTCAGTATTGGGTTAGTTACCCCTCCAAAAAAATCCCCAAAAACACCTGATGAAAAAAACTCTTCCTTTGACCGAACCGCGATTACAACATCCGCAATAAAAACAACAAAAATCACAACTACAGCCGCAACAAAAATACGGTAAAGCTTTCGGACCCCATCCTCTTCTCCCGGAAGCACCAACGCTTCAAACCACTTATATGGAGCACTCAATAGTTTTTTTAAAAATCCATTTTTGCTGTCCATACTGTGGCTCCAATAATCTCAAAAAATAATGTTGCTACATTCTATCCTCTGCGTAAATGGATGCAGAGATGATCATCCCACCCCACCGCCTTTCGCCGATGCAAATCGGCACCGGATTGCCGCTGGCCGTGGTGTTCTTAGCGCTGCCGAAGGCGTAGGACGGTGCGTTTTCGGGGGATGCGCTCTGCTTCAGGCCGGAGGCCTGCGGACTGAGCATCTGAATGACGCCGCCAATTGCCATAGACGCGCCAGCTGCATACAAAAACGGTGATGCGGCTGCAAACGGAGTGAAGGACAGCACATAGGCTGCGGCGATCATGACTGTGCCGATGATGGTCTGCAGGTCACCAGCACGCTTGCTGCCACCAATCACCGGAACAATGCGGATTTCCCGTGTGCCGCCGAGATCGAATCCGTCTATCCCGATGTTTGCGCGATTCCGGAAGATCGCAAACTTCAGCCCAAGGCGCTCCAGTCTTTTAATTTCATCGGCGAAACCATCAATGGTCGCATTGAGCGCACGGAACACCTCTACGGCCGATCCGCCGTCGAGAAGGAATTGCTTGCTTCGAAAAAACTTCTTGGCGAGCGAACCGGACAGCATCACTTTCGTCATTGGCGTGTAGATAATTGCTGAGCACATGCCATTCTCCAGGCAATAAAAAACCGCCCGGAGGCGGTTTGTTCAGAGAGTAGTGGGCAGTATGTCGATCTGCCCATCGCCCCCGGTAAAAACTCGGTATTTCTTGATCGCGCCATCTTTCACGATCGCTTCCCGTTCCACTCGGGCTGCGCCCATGGAGCAGATGCCAGAGCCGGTGTAAGCGGCGCCAACTGAAACCGAATCAGGTGGTAGATAAAACGATGCCTTCTGGCCAGGGTCGAGCTTTGCGGCTTGTTTTCCATCGATGAAAACGGCCATTGAACAAAGGCTTCCAGTTTGTCCAGAGTCGCGGATCACTTGCAGTGTCCCGTATGCGCCTGATGGCTTGGCCTGGTAAGCCGACAACTGACTGGACGGCGCCTGCTTGGCTTCATTGGAAGGCGTTGGCGAAGTCGCACACCCCGCCAACAGCGCTACCGCCAACGCTCCTAAGATCAATTTCATGCAGGTCACTCCTTTACAAAAAAGCTTACTCTAGCGCGACCACTGTCATAACATCCAGCATGTATATAACACCAGTAACAATTTGCGAGTCGCCGTAGTAGCGTTGTGCCTCCAATGCAATGGATTAGCATAGATGACCACCAAATATGCGTTTGACGAAGAAGCGGCAATGAAACTTGATGCTGCTTACGCAGTGATTATCGGGCTAGTAAGTATCGTCCAAGATGACCCGATAAAATTGCAGTCGGCTAAAAAAATCGCATTGGCATCCTTAGGATCAACTCATTCAGAATACATTAAAACCGTGCAAGGAAAGGTTAGTGCGATTTTATCATTTAACCCATCAAAATAACTTATTCACCAGAAATATCCAAACCCTATCCAAACGCAAAAAATCTCGCCTACAGATTAAACCACACGAATACCGACCAACTAAATAGCCTTCTATGACATTAAAAAACATCAGCTCTGAATCTCAACCCACAGAAAAGAGAAAGCCGCTTTCTGAGTATTTTGATTACATATGTGACTTCCATCATATAGATATGAATTTAAAAACAAACTATGCCAGACAAAAATATCATGACGATTGGATGAGGAAATATCAAATCGCAATAGCCGACTGGGTAAGCTATGACATCACCATCTGGGCTACTCGACTGCGACAGTCACTAAAACTTTGCTTCAGCGCCACTTATTTTGCACTAGAATCAAGAAAAGCCCAATCAAACAGATCAATGGCTTCCGCGTATTACTTGGGATATTACTCTGCCTTACACGCAATGTGGGCAGTTATTTATCTTGACCCGCAGCAATCCACGAAAAACGTCTACAGCATTACCCACTCAAAAATCCTGAACTTATTTCATTCTACGTACGCCCATGGGAATAACAGTCCCCTGCAGGTGAACACGAAGAAATTCATCGAAAATTTGCGCTTTCTACGCGAGTACTATTCTTACCGCATGCCTCTAAACTCGCCATTTCAAGGAGATGCCGAGTTAAAAAACGCATTAACCTCGCTGGGTGGATTCGTGAAACAATGCATTCAGCTATCGCACTTGCAATCTCACTTAATAATGAAGTCCGCTTATAAAAAAAGAAAATCATCCGCATCACTCCCCTACAATTCGAGACAGCAGTTCATTCAAGAATTCTCCTTAATAAATGGAAAAGAGCGCGAATCAAACAAAACAATAATACTTGACCCCTCAGATAAATCAGCACTACACGAGGCCATTAATCAAGGCTGCGACATCATGGCCCACAGCATATCTTACGATCATATGTTTGATGAATATATGACATACGATGATGATCACACACCTATTGGTGCCATTGTAGCTGAAGCCAGAACGCTTGTTGGGGCGGCACTTTATGGCAGGCCCTAATTTGAAATAGCGTACAACACAACGCAACTTAAGTTAGTTGCGCACAAGTAGAACAACTGATGCAGACCATCACACGCCGGGCTCAATAACAGCGCCGCGGTCATGTTCAGCTCGCATTTTCTAACCGTCCATACCCTCCAACGGCAACTGAGGACTCGACGCGCCCGGCTATTACCTTCTTATTCCTGCACCCATTTCGCCGCCGGGCCGCATGATTTGCTGGTAGGTGCATCTTTGTGCCTAAGGATCAGTCGCGAGCGGTCGAGCCACGGACCGCCGAAGACAATGACATCAGGCGCTAGTCCGTACATATGGTGTAAAGAACGGGCAAAAACCGAACGCTGCGGCATGCTCGAAACACAAAAAACCGCCCGATGGCAACTCTGTCAAAGACATTTATTCACAACTTCGGCTCGTCGGTTTTTACGCCAATCCATCAGTCCAGACGTGAAATACAATTCAACGCGGCTTCCATTTGAAGAGTTCTTAAAATCCGCAAACTCAATCTGGCCTGCGCTTACGACTGTTTCACCACTATCAGGTAGCGGCTGTACAAAGACGTCGTAATGCGCCCCAGCTATGGACTGATTCTGCCAGCCATAGAGAACACATTCGGCCACAGTATTAGCATCTTTTTTACTGTTAAATGTTTTCCATGGCCCGTCAGCACGACGCTCGCTCATTGAGGCACAACCAGCCAACAGCGCTACCGCCAACGCTCCTACGATCAATTTCATCCAGGTCACTCCTGTGGGAAAGGAGAGTACTGTAGCGCGGCACTGTCCGGGCATCCAGCGTGGATGGAATGCCAGTGGCAAAATTGGATCCATAAGTAGTAGCGTTATGCCTTATTTCTTTTGAAGGATCCGGTATGGATCTCGCTACTGATTTACCTAGCTACAAAGATCTGTATCTCCCTGTTCTTGTCGCTTTGGCTTTTTGGGGCTTCAAAAAAGCTTTCGTTCCCGCACAGCGCTTTGTAGGGAAAGCCCTTCGAAAGTCTCGCAGCAAAGAGCTGAAAAAGGCGAAAGCGATTCGTGTCGATGCCTTCGCTGTACAGCGACAGCTTCAGAAAGAAGGCGCGCTTTTCGGAGCGTTCATGTTGTCAGCAATCGTATCGATGGGAGTCATGTTAATAGCGCTTCAAACGACTTCTTCAACAAGTCGAGTCTTTTACCAACTCGTTTACATGGCTCCGCCGCTCGCGCTAGAAGTGTGGTGGTTATCCCAGAAAACGTTTGTTGAGACGCTCCTTCAAGAAGCCAGTCGCCTTGGACATGGATTCACAAGAACCATCCCCTCCAGATATCGCTCGCCTAGGCGAGCAAAAGATCGTGAAGTTCGACAAGAACAAATCAGGATCGTGAAGAAAACGAAGACCACTTGGAGGCAAATCAAACAGTGCTGATTGCTTTTAAATACCCAGTCCTTTGCCTGCAAGCCCAAGGACTGGGATTGCGCCAATTTCGGCGCGGATAACGCAAGGAAAGTGAAATGAGCAAAGAGCTGCCAAAAGATCCAGAAAATGAAGGCTGGGTACTCGGCTGGGGTGTTGTCCGCAATGCGCCTTGGAGCTTTATTGGCATTTATCAAAGCGAAGACGAGGCAAGATCCGCAGCGAATAATGCTGGAGAGGGCTACTTGGTACATCACGGATCGCACAAGCCAGGAACAGATGATTTCGTCTGGACTTCCTAAGCCAGATTCGTGAGCGTAACGGTCCCGGGGCCGAAGGTGATTTCGGCTCTTAGCCCAGGCTTTCCAATGTAGCCGCGACTATGGCCATCACCGCCGGGGCCGACTTTGCCCTTGAAGTTCAAACGGTCGATTTCAATATTGTCGTCGAGGACAGAGATCACAACTTCTGCACCCCGCAGCGCCCCGCAGGACGCAGTAAATAAATCTCGAATATTCAATACGTAGTTCTGAGTGACTTCCATTTCCTGCTCCCGCGGCCGTGCCGCATCAGGTGGTTGGTTGTGCATCTTTATGCCGGAGTATCAGGCGTGTTCTCTCATGCCACGGACCGCCGAACACGATGACTTCGGACGGCCTGCCATACAGGTGGTGAAGCAGGAACGGACCGGGTCCGAACGTTGCTGCGCCCTCACCGGGCAAAGCCGGATCAGCGCCTAGGAAAATCCCGGCGTGGTTTGGGTAAACCGTGCGCCCCACTTCCATCACGATCATGTCGCCGCGCTGCGGCTGGTCGACGCGGTAGAAGCCGGCGGCCTCGTAGTTCGCCTCGTACAGACTGGTGTTGTCCTTGCTCTCCCACCAGCCATCGGCGCGTTTGAAGGCTTCGAACTCCAGCCCCCACTCGCGCTTGTACCAATCCGCGCAGACCTGCCAACAGTCCCACGCGCCGTGCACGAAAGGCCGCTTCAGTAGCGGCACCTCGCCGGACGGTATGACCGTTCGAAGATCGCCTTCGGGCCAGCTCAGGATGTGCCAAGGCAACGCAGTCGCCTCGCACATGGCCAGGTCGCGCGGTGACGGCCTGCTGGTGGCGTCCGGATGCGAATGAACTACACCAATCACCTCCCCGACGTCCTCGGCCGCTGCGTACTCCTCCGGGTCGATTCGAAACTCTTCGTTCGGCTCAGTAGAGACGTTGCGGCACGGGTAGTACTGCTGCTTTCGACCCACCGCCAGCAGCAACCCGCAGCACTCTTTCGGGTACTCGGCTGCCGCGTGCGCCTGGATCGCATTCAAGATGTGCTTTCGCATGTCAGCTCCTTGCGATCAGGGATACAGCCGGGAAGCCACCGAACGGCAACGGATTACCCTCGCCGAAGCGCGGGATGCAGCCCTTTCCTAGTGTGGCGTCGCACTCGTCTAATTCCGGGTTGTCGGTGATGACGCCATCTTTCGTGACGTATGGCCCGGTGTACCCGCAGTTCGGCCCGCGATAGCCGCCGGTGAGACACCAGTGGCAAAGGGTTGTGGCCTGCCGCCCGATTGATTCATTGCCAACGTCGCCCGGGCTGGCCAACTCCCAACTGACGGTCTCCCCGTCCTCGTTCATCTTCTGGTCGACATACCAAACCTCAATCGTCTCTTGAGTCGGATCCGCCGTAGGATTGCCCCCCGGAAAGTTCGCTGCATCAAGGTATGTGCCGAGCGTGTGGCGCATCGTCAGTTTGAAATCGGCCAAGTCTTGGAACGCTAAGCAAAGCGCCGTGATGCGCCCGTTTACGTTGCCGACCGAAAGCGTGGGCCGAACCGCCGTACCATCCCCGTTCGCCTCAATGCCTTCGATCTGCATCGGCCAGGCGCTGTATTCATCGCCCTGCCAGTAGATCGCCTTCGCCGGGAGTTGGTCTGCATTGTCGCCGGCGGCAATCAGCTCGGCCGCCGTGTGCGGGATCGCGTGCCCGTGGAAGCGCAGAACGTCCGCGCCGTAGTCCGTGCCGTCCAATTCAAAGAGCAGCACTTCGCTGCCAGGCTCGAGCACTTGGATATCACTGATCAGCGGCATGATTGCCCCTTATGGTTGGAATGCCCGCTCGAAAGTGGCGGTGAGTTTGAAGACCCTGCCACCCATTGCTGTGGGAGCGGGATTTTTGCAGGTGAACAGTCCGAGTTCGCCGAGCGGCGTTGTCCAGAGAAATGCCTTTGCCCCAGCGTGCCGGTCGAGGAACTCCATGATCTTCACCACCACGGCCTCCTGGCCTACGCAGGTGACCGGATACGAGTCCTCTTTGTTATTCGGCCCGTCACCGACGTTCTGCGCGTAGCCGTTTCCGAATTTCGAGGTACGCACCCGATAATTGATATCGGGCGTTTCCCCCCGCTCGGTCGGCCAGGTGAATTTCTCGATGGCCATCAGGCCCTCCCATTTGCGTTTCGGAAGCTGGTACCGCCCGCGCGCCAAGAGTCAGCGACGGCTTTCTCGGCCACGGCCTGCATTTGCGATTGCAGGTTTCTCGACAGGGCCTGCTGGTCAATCTGCATGCCTTCGGAGCCTCGATCCTGCGTCACCACCGTGACCGGCGCGCTGATGCTGATCGCAGTCCCGGAGCCACCGCCGGCCGCGAGGACACCCAGCTTGCCGCTGGAAGTCCGGGTCAGTGGCATGATCGCCTCCGGCCCCGCCTCACCCATGACGCCCGCCCGGCCTCCAGCCATCCCGAAAGCGGTTGGCGAACTGACGATGTTGTTGGTGAAGGCGCCGCCATTGGCGAACATTTGCACGCCGGACGACCAGGCGCCGCCGAGCGCTTGCGGGAAGTAGTTGCTGGAGTAACCCGCCGAGGACGCCCCGAGATTCGACGATGTCGCACCTGCTGATCCAGCCGCCAGCCCATTCCCGCCACCTCCGCCAGTGAAGTAACTGGTGGCCGCACCAACCAGACTGCTCAGCAACGCCGAACTGGCCTGACGGGTCGCGATCCGCGCCATATCCGCCAGAATCGACTTGGTGAAGTCAGCAAACGACAGCTTCCCGGTCATGGCAAAGTTGACGACCGCGTCTTCCATCGAACTGAAGGCGTTGCCGAACAGGGTCTTCGTCTGGCCAGCAATATTGCTCGCCGAATCCAGGTAGTTGGCCCAGGCCGACGTTGCGCCTTTGGTCCAGTCACCCTGCGCCGCCTCCACGTCCGCGTAGTTCTGGCGGATTTGGTCGGTGGCAGCTTTGTTCGCATCGGCGAGGGCCTGCGACTTCCGAGCGAACTCCTCCTCCGACATGTTCCGCGACGGATCGGACTTCTGGTTTGCCAGTTCCAGTGATTGCTGAGCGAACCGATCCTGCTGGCTATTCAGCTCATTGTTGAGCGCGTTCTGGCGATCGCCTTGTCCGACGCCAAGCACGGCGCGCTGCCCCGCCAGTTCCAACGCTCGCTGCTGCTGAGCCAAGGCCTGAACGTAGGTCGCTATCGCACGCTCTTGTCGGGCGAGGCGGCCGGTCTCGTTTGTGGCCAAAACCTCGAGCTGGCTGTCCGCATCTTTCTGCGCTTTGACCATGCCGGCGCGCGCATCGGCGATCTTCTGGTCAAGCTGGATGCTTTGGGCGGCAGAGGTGGTCTTTTTCGCCTTCGCGGCTTCCAGTGCGGCAATCTCTGCCTCGTAGGCTGCGGTTACCTCGTCGCGCTCGTTGCCGATCAGTGCTTCGCGTTTCAAGGCGTAGTCAACTTGAGAAACGAGTCCGGCCTTCTGCGCTGCGTCCAGTTCCTTCTGCGCGTTTTTGTACTCTTCACTGATGGCTGCGAGGTTGATCTTGGCGTTGTTGAAACTTATCAGATCAACTTGCGACCCGGCCGCTTTCGAATCCTTGAACTGGTCGTTGATGTTCGCCAGGTTCTTGTCGATCGCCGCCTGATTCAGCCGCGGGTCATTGGGTGCAACCTTTCGGATGTCTTCGAGCTGCCGCTTGTACTCCTTGATCGCATCGGTACGTTTCTGCTCATTCGTCCATGCAGATTTGGTGAGGGCGTCAATCTTCGTCATCGACGAAACAGCTGCCCCTTGGGCTTTCGCCTGCTCGCCTTCCCATTTAGCGATATCGGCTTCCGCAGCCTTCTGATCCTCCAGCATGTTGAGCCGATTTCGCCGAAACTCGATCAGCGCATCCTTGGACTTCTGACTCTGAAACAAGCCGTCCATGCTTTCAGCCTGCTGGAGATCATTCCGAGCAGTTTCGATTTCCGCATTGATGTCGCGGCGACCGATGTTCTTCAGCCCATCAGCAGCTCGAGCAACAGCGTTGTAGCCCTTCTCCCAGAAACTAAGGTTCTCAAGGATCTTCGGCGTGCGTTGATTGATAGCATCGGCGAACGATTCAGTTGCCAGCTTCACAGCACCCGCATGGTCGCCTTGTTTTTCCAGCGCGGTGATTTGCGAGTAAACCGATGCGGTTAGATAGTGGTACTGCTCATTCAGCGCGGCAGACGCCTTGACCGGGTCGTCAGCGAGCTTGGAAAACTCGGCAACTGTCTCGCTCACTGCCTTGCCTGTCGCTTCCTGCATCGACACGGCGGCTTGGGTGATGTCTGTGAAACTTTCACCAGCAACCTTTCCATTACCGGCCAGCAGCGCAAGTACCTCGGCGGCTTGCCCGGTCGTGCCAACAGTCGCGCTCACTTGGCGCGCCATATCGCCGAGCTGTCCAGCACTGACGCCGGCGTAGTTGCCGGTGAGAATCAGCGACTTGTTGTAGCTGTCCTGCTCCTCGCTGCCTTTGTAGAAAGCATATGCAAGGCCGCCAACGGCGGCAGTGGCGAGTGCCAGCGGCCCGAGAATGGCAAGCAGGCTGGCCGCGCCCTCACCCGCACCAGCGCCCAACTGAGCAACCGCGCGGACGCCGCTCCCCCAGTCGCCGGACGACAGCGCATTCCCCAGCTGCACCACGTTTTCCTGCGCCTGGCGCGAGCCGAGGCGCAGCTTGTCGAAGCCGGTGGTGGTTTTGTTGAGTTTGTCGTAGTCCTTATCGATCTTGCTCAGGGCGGTGTTGTACTCGTCCTGACTGATTCGGCCGGCGTCCAGGTGCTTGCCCAATTGCTCGACCTGGGTGTCCAGCTTCGCCAGTGCGGCGCGGGCCGGGTCAATGGCGCCCAACAGGCTGTTCAGTGCCTTCTGCTCATCCATGGTCGACTTGGCCAGCGCTACCTGTTGCTTGTCGAGCTGCGCAGAGATCTTCGCGGCCTCAGCCTCGCCATAGGCGCCGGTCTTGGTCAGCTTCGCCAATGCATCGCGCTGTTTGGCAAGGTCCTGTGTGGTCTTGGCGTTGGTAGAAAGCGACTTCTCCAGCGCCTGCATTTCGTTCATCAGCGAAACGGCGGACTGCTCGGCCCGGCCGCCAGCTTTCGCCATTTCATCTAGGCTCGTTTTGGCCTCGATCGCATCGGCCGAGTCGATCTTGACGCCGAGTTCTGCAATGTTCATCGACTCACCTTGAATAAGTGCCCGTGGTTACGGGCTGTTTTCCCTTTCCTCCGCCATCACGCGCAGGGCTTCGCCTTCCAGCACCTGCAGGTCAGGAAAGATTTCAGCGAGTTTCTTTTTCTTGATGCCGAGGAATTTGGCGACGTCGCGAATGCAGTTGTAATCGAGACCGATCGGGCCACCGGTGCCGACCCGCCACTGCGTGGACATTCGGTTGAACAAGAGAAAGGCCGGCCAGTTGCATGGCCAGACCTCTACATCGTCACCGCACAAATCGGCAGCCGTCAGCCCGAGGATTGCCAACTGCTCAGCAGATGGTCCGCTTTCGTACAACGCCGCGGCGGCCGCCCTCAGTTTCCCAAGCGGGCCTGATTGAATGCGCTCTGGTAGGCATTCACCACCGCTTCAGCAGTTCCTTGGCATGACTTCACAAGGGCAAGGATGCTCTTGTCGTCGAACTTGTCATCAAAGCCCCAACCCGCGACCAGATCCTTGATCTGCTGCACCTGATACTCGGTTTCGGCAGCAACGACATCCGACAATGTGGTGCCTTCCCCGAACCCCTCGCGCATTTCCTTCGCCTTCAGGTTCCATTCGTCGAACAGCGCTGCGAGTGCCGGGCGATCGCGATACTTGAAGGTGAACTCGATTGCCTCGGGCTCACACCCAACGACGGGGATGTGCACAAGTGCCCTGAACGTAGGGTTCTGAGCGATCCTGATCTTTGCCATGAGAAGTCCTTATGCGCCAGCCAAGTAACGGAGCGAACGAGCAGAAAGCCCGATGCTGATGGTGCGCGTCATGACGTTGTTGCGCTCCATCGTTGGATCGGGAGTGATGCTCACATAACCCGGATAGAGGATCTGATCGCCGTTGCGCAACTTCATGCGCACGACGGCCAGCTCTTTGGTGTCATCGAAGCCCTCGACTGTCTCGACGTATTGAGCGGTCGGCTGATCCTCCACCACGATGGTGATCGTGGTCGGGTTTCGGTTGGTTGGAAATTGCTTGTCGTCGTCATCTTCCAGGTAGCCGACAGTTTGGTATTGCTGCTCACCGCCGGAGGATGTGAAGGACGTAACTTTCGAGATTTGCGTCCATCCGGACACAGGAATCACTGAGCCAGAACCTGCGCCAACAGTGAATTTGTCAGTGTTGATGGTATTGAGACCAGCCAAGGCAAAAGCATCGGCAGTGACGCCGGACGCCTTTACTGCACGGTCATTGATCAGCGCCCAACCGGAGTTGATCAGCAAAACGTCGCCGTTTTCAATGTCGTGCCCTACTGAGGCAGCGACCGGCGGTTTCGCATTGGTCAATGCAGTGAAAGCGACGGCGGATCCCATAATGCTGGCGATCTCCAGCACAGCGCCGTTCGGCAGCGGAAAGCGTGCGGCCATGGTGTGTTTCCTCTTGAATGCCCGCCTGACGGCGGTAGGTTATGCCCCAGCGGGCGGTTGGTCTGCGACACCCACATAGGTGAAGCTGGCCGGGACCGTGTAGGTCGCCGACTCTGTGATGGTTGGCCCCCGATCTACTGGTTCCGTGATGAGGCCATCGAACCCGTTGCGGGCCAGTGGCGTGTCTACGCGAAAGAGTCGTGTCAGCTCTTCAACAAGCGTCTCTGCTGTGGCCATGGCCTGGGCAGACGGACAAACAATGCTGATCTGATAGACGCCGGCGTACTCGTAGGCGTCCCCGCCGAGATAACGGCAGATGGTGCTGGCTGGTAGCTGAAAGGCCCGCAGATAGGTTTCAGATGGATTTGGCGTGAAAGGCTGATTTGAGTAGGCCACTCGTATTGGACGCGCAGCCGACCATGCGGCCAGCTTCGTTTCGATGGCCTGACGGGCGCGTGCGTGACTCATACCTGATTGTTCCTGATGGCCTCCTGCACGATCTGCTGGAAGCGAGCAACGGTTACCCGGACCATGCCGCCGGGAGCCTGAGTGGAATGGCCGAACTCCAGCGGGATCGCATAGGGCAAGTTATTGATGATGTAAGCGATCTGGCCGGCAGTGAAGTCGCTCATCGCGGCAACCAGCGCGGCTAAGGTCTCGGTGCCACTCGGGTCAACCTCGTCGAACGTGACGCTCTCGACCACGCCAAGGGAAATGTGCCAGTTCGCGCGGAACCGGCCGCCGACGTAACCTTCGGGCGCCTTGATGTCCATGCCGTCGTTGAGCTTGCGGCCTTTCTTGAGCCTGCCGCCCTTGGTGAGGTTGGCCGGATCGCTGCGCAGCGCGCTGTTGTGGTTGTCGACGGCCTTGTTGTACTGCGTCGCCACTGCGTTCTGCGCCCAGATCTCCGGGTTACCGACGGGAGACATGCGGATCAGGCTGCTGCCGACTTCAATGATGATCTCGCGCACACTGGCGTCGATGGCTTCGCTGGTCTGGGCTGCAAACTCCGCAAGGCTCAGCGCAAAGTTACCGGACTGGCCGGCACCCGCCCTGCTCACGACCGCACCTGCAACTCGTAGAGGATCGGCGTCCCGGCGGGATTCACCTCTTTCAGCGGCGGCACAATTGACCAGGTGCGTCCTTGGATGATCACTTTGTTCAGCAGATCCGGAACCCATTCCAGCCCCTGCGCGGCGATCTTCAGTTTCTTGTCGCCCTGCTTGATGAGGCTGTTGTTCTGGAATTCTTGGCCGGTGAAGTCGAGCAAGATGCCTTGGGCGGCCTGCTCGATGGTAAAGCCCGGTGACTCGCCACCGGTCTCAGGATCGTACTCGCCAGGCTCCGTCTTGCTGATGGTCACGGGCTGGCCGAACTCTGTGATCATCTCCAGAGCCATCACGGCCATTTCGTCGTATAAGGCCATGAGGGCTCCGTATGCATAGGTCAAGCGGGACGGTTAGTATCGTCCCTCCAAGAACATGGTTGATGGAACAGGAAACCACGATGACGAAAGAAGAGCAGCATGCCCGCGAAGTGATATGCAAGATGCGCTGTTTCTGCAGCCAGGCCAACGAGTTAATGGCACTGCACAAGCCCAGACTCGATCGCCTAGAGAAGGACGAATTGCAGCAGCGTTTCAGATTGCTCAAGGAAGAAATCAAGCGATACGCCAAAACCGGCACTGTAGATGGCGAAAAACGTGCCCGTAGCGAATGCGAGGAGTTTTACTTCGAGCCAGCTGTCAGCACAGCGGCAGCCAACATTCTTGTGAGCGTAAACGCCGACCCAGCAACGCAACAATGGTTCTCCTGCGTCTACGGCATCAATACAGATATTGGACATCTGCTTTCCCAACTGGAAGAGCAGTATCCTGACTAAGCCCTTACAGCGAACAACCCTCTACGCTGAAGGTAATCAGCAAACTGCGTGGCGCTCGGCCGGTCCGGCGCCGCCGGCAACAGTCGGCCGCTGGTGTTGGAGATCGTCGCGTACTCGCGAGTCACTGCCCCTTCGACACGCTCCAGCGTCACCGCGCCTTTGCGCTTCTCGATCGGGTCGACGTCGTCGGTATGGATCTCGGCAGCCAGCGCCATCTGTCCGTACTGGATCCGCGCCGGCAGGTAGTTGTCGGGCTTGAGCTCGTAATCCAGCTCGACGCCGCGGCGTGGCCAGGACAAAGCTTGCTCGCTGTTTGACTTCCGCCCTTTCCATGTCATGCCATCCATTGCCAGAGCGGCACGACGCAGCAGCGCCTCCTGCGCAGGCACCTCCGTCGGGATGATCACGCCGAACTTTACGGCGTACATGGCCAGATCCTCGGCGGATGCATAGCTTTCGGCGTCTGGCTTGCCGGTACCGTCCTCAATGATGAGAGTCATGAATCAGCTCGCTGTGTTTTTTGAATCGGGCACCAGTGAATGCGCACCCGGATTATTACGCCTGCTGAAGATCAGCAACTGCCTTTTCCAGCGATTCTACCGAAGCATTCGCCCGATACGTCACGTTGGCAGCGTCGAGTAGCGCTTTGAGGCTCGCGATCTTCTCGGCATTGTCGACCGGTTCCACTGCCGCCTTGAGCCGTTCGACTTCAGCGCGGAGAGATTTAACCTCGCCCGCCAAGTTGTCACGTTCACCCGTAAGGGATTCGAAACCCTCATGAATGGCTTTCAGCGCGCCGAACAAGCGGATTGGCAGTTCGCCCGCGCCCGGGTGCTCCAGTTCGGAAAGACCTTCAGCGGCATCGATCAGCAACACGATGCCGTCACGTTCTGCGTTCAACTTGCCAATCAGCTCTTGCAGCGCAGCGCCATCAAAATCAACGCTATCGGCGATCAACAGCACCGATGCCGAATCAACCTGTCGCACCGTCACTTCCGGCACATCCTCAGCCTCGTCGTCACGGCTTTCAGTGGCGTTCGCGTCAACAATGCGCAGGCCGTTTTGCTTGGCCAGCGCCTTCACATCTTCCTGGTACTGGTGGAACGGGCCGGGCAAGTACCAGATGTTTTTGTTGCTCATGATCATTACCTCGTCAAGCCGGGCACACCGCCCGGCTCAACATTCAGGGGTTACTTGGAGGCATCACCGATCAGAGCCACACCGGCGGTGTGCTTGATGCTGGTAGCAGTCTTGTCCCAGTTGGTGCCGGTCGCCAGCTCGGCGTCGGTCGGAGACTTGCCGCCGGTGGTGGTGTCCCAGGTGTAACCCTTCAGACCCAAGCCGAAGGTGTAATCGGTTTGGAGCGTGGTTTCGATGCGCTCCTTGCCGTTGGTGGTCTGGACGTTGCTGATGATGTCGCGGCCGTCGTGGACCAGCGCAGCGCCTTGCACCAGGGAGAGGATGATTTCCTTGTTCGGGGTGCCGGCCTGCATCAGCGCAGGGGCATCCGTCACAACGGAGATCTTGCCGAGGATGTCCACCACGCGAACGTTGCCCGCCTGGAACAGCTGCTGCTGGTTCGCCAGGTTCTGGCCGACCAACTTGTGGTAGCTGGTGCCCTGCATCACCTGGGTGACCAAGTTCTGACTGGCGTCGCCGAACTTCGCATGCGCGTTGTTCAGGCCGGCGTAGGTGATGCCTGCGGTCGCCGACACATCGTTGACTGCGGCGGCTTGGGCGGTGATCGCTGCAACCAGTGCCGCGATCGCAGTGTTCAACTGGTCCTTCAGCAGGATTTCAGCGAACGCGCGGCTCGCGACTTCGATACCTTGCGCTGTTGGGCGCTCCAGCCAGGTCATCTGCGATGGCTCATAGCGGATCGGGCCGAAGCCGCCGGCGACCTTCACCGAAGTGTTCTTCAGCTCGGTCAGGTCGGTGGCAGCAACGGCGGCGTTGGCGCTGTAGCGGTCCACGCGGCGCTGGGCAGCAGCAAGAGTCTGGAAGAACGACTCTTGAAGGAAGTCGCCAGTGAAGCCGTCCGGGGACAGCACAATAGCGCCCCGGCTCGCAGCGTTGAACGCGGCGAGATATTGATCCAGCGTCTCGAGAGTCGCCGGCATGATGTATTCGTTGAAAACCTGCATTTGCGACAGGGACATGAGTTATTTCCTTACGATTGAGGGAGATCTGGGAACCGGCTTGCGATTGCAGCCGTGCGTTCCTCTTTGGTACCGCCGATTTTTCCTTTCGGGGCCCCGCCCCCACCACCTGCACCGCCGGCCCCGCCGCCAGATGCCTTGCTACCCGCGATCAACGGCGCGAACGCCGCGTCATTCGCGATTTCTGCTTTCAGCTCGTCCAGCGTTGCCGCCGAGAGCTTGCCCTGTGCGTCGAGGACGACCACAACAGGTTTCCCTTCGCGCTGCTCGACGCTCAGGCGGCGTTCGATGTGCGGCAGCAGGGCTTTTGCGCTGCCTTGAACAGCCAGGGCAGACGCGATATCAGTAGCGGTACGGCCGACAGTCAGATCCCGGATCTGTCCGCTCAGCGTTGACCGCTCCTGCTCCAGCGTGCCGTTCAGCTCAGCTTCACGGCGGTTGTATTTCTCAGACCAGGAACGTTCGAGTTCTTCGACGTTGCCGGACTTGCGAGCGGCTTCTTCACGCTCCAGGCGTGCTGCTTCTTCAGCCTCACGCGCCTTCTTCTCGGCCAGCTTCTTCTCGCCAAGCAGTTCATCAACCTTGGCCTTCAGGCCGGATACATCTTCTTGCTGCGGCAGACCTTCAATGCCGAGTACGAACTTACCGTCCTTCTCGGTGTAAAGAGCGCGCACGGCTTCATCTACCCCTTCCAGGGTATCCAGTTGGAATTTCAGCATTGGTTGTCTCCCAGAGACATAGGTGCAGGCCCTGCCTGCGGGCATAAAAAAGCCCCGCTAGTGCGGGGCTTGTGAGTGTTTTTACGATTGGCTGTCCGTTATGGCTCGAGACCATCTGGCATGGAGCGATGACCTTCTATGAAGTCAATTACTTCGCGATCAGCCGGGACGATAAATGTTCTTGTACTTGCCTCAACGACTATTTCCAAATCCGGAAAATCGCAGTGGTCAACGGACCTAGAAATAAAATTGGAAAAATTTCCGCAGCGGCTCCTATCAGCGGTTATTGCCAAAATTCCACCGTACTCAAGTGTCTTTGGAAGATCTCTCAAAGAGACCAACCGCGCCCTCCCGTCCAGCTTTCGAGATCTCAGGTATACGGCCAGAATATGAGCACTACGATCTCCTACGGAAACCAGGTTTATGCTGATTTCTCTCGCCCCAACACTCTGCCGAACATCAATTTGGGGCAGGCTGTCCCTGCGTTGCTTGTCGGCGAGATAAATCGCTATAACTGCGGCGGCAAGAGCCCCAAGACCCGACACCCAATCCCCTACAGACCCAAGGAAAGTCTTCAATGTTTCTGCAGAACTGCCGCCTCCCTCATAGGACAGCGCGACTGACAATCCGGCAACAAAAGCTATCGGCAAACCAAGCACGGCCATGACAATGAAGCCCACCAACGATTTGTTCATACCATCCCCTCAATGCTCAAGGAATGGATTCTAACTTATACCTGCCCGAACAAACGCCAGAGGCTCAAGAGTCTTCATCTGCAGGAGGGTCAGAGGTGAAAAGTTTCGATCAAGCTGCAGCTCGGCGAAGCGTTCGACGCTCAGACCGCCTTCACGGAACAACTTCGCCCGAACCGGACCGATAGCCTTGTCCTGAAACGCCGCCGGCTGCTGCTTGAGCCAGTCGTAGTAGCTGAGGTCCGCTCTAACCTGTTGCGCGCCGCTATCGCCGACGGATGCCCGAGTGGCTCCCTCGGCGAACAGCGCGCTGAAGCGAGTCACCGCTACCACCGTCGAACGGCAATTGATGTGGATCGGCGGCCGCGGCCCTTCGGTCAGCTTGAAACGGCGCTTGTCGAGCGTCCGGCACTGGCTGGTAGTCTTCGAATCCAGGGTGCTGACCCACTCCACCGACGGCACGACATCAGAGTTCGCTTTCAGCGTCTCCATGCGCGCCTGGGTAGCGACGTGCTGCACCGCCGTTCGCACGATGGCGCCAGCGTTGCGGTTCGTCGTGGCTAGGATCCCGTCGTTGTACTTGAGCGCTTTGGTGCCACGGATGTTCTTGATGATCTCGAAGTTGGTTTGGCCTTCGAAGAAGCCCTGCCGGATCGCGCCTGTGAGGCGTTGTCGCTCCGTGGCGGTGAAGCCATCAATGAACGTCTTGAGCAGCTTGCCGCCATCCGCGCCGCGCACGCTCAGCGGATTGGTGAGGATTGCCGCCCTGATTGCTGCAGCACCTGGCACCGCCGCGTCGAAGGTGATGCCTACCGGCGCAGCCCGGGTCAGGCTGGTTGCCTCAAACTCGGCCTCGTAGTTGGCGATATCGACCAAGTCTAGATTCAGCTTCTCGCTGTACCGGTCGAAGATGCCCAGCAGCAGGCTGTCTACCTCGCTCAGCAGCCGCTCCAGACGCGCAACGGTGTAATCCGTCAGGTCGGCCCGGGTCAGCCGCTCGCGAATCGAGCGGTCGATCTCTTTGAGGAAAGGTGCGAACTTGGCCACCTCCCCCGACTTCAGTTGCTCAAGGAAGACGGCGTGCCGAATCGTGGCATCAAGGATCGCTTGGTTTGCCGCCATTTAGGTTTGCCTCGTCGTCATCCAGGTCAGGCCCAGTGCTTTGCGCTTCCAGCTCTCCCCGGATTTCATCGTCCGTTTTCTCCGGGTTGATCACGCCTCGATCGCGCAGGTACTGCCAGAAGTCGCCCTCCGGCAGTTTCCCGCCCTGCACTGCGTTGAACAGCGCCGCCAAGATCGTCGCGTCCAGAGTGATCTGGCTGAAGTCCTGATTGAGTTTGTAGACCACTTCACCGGAGGCGTTCACGAACTCAGCCATCCACTCGAGGCACTGACTGTAGGCCTCGCTGACGTTGCTGACCACCAGCGACAGGACGCTGTGCTCTGCTGCGCTGTCGTTGTCTGCCTGGGTAGCAGTCTTCACCGCACTTCCACGCTCGATCAGCCGGGCACCGAGGGACACCATGTCCTGCTTCTTGGCGTCCATCGCCTCTTTCACAAGCGTGTTCGGTTCAGGCTGGGCAAAGCCGCACGAACCGCTGGCCGGAAGTGTCAGCGGCGCCCTGGAGCCGACATAAATGCCGTTTGTCTCAAGGTGATCGCGCCAGGCTTCGTCCAGCCCCGAGATCCAGAACTGCGGCTGGCCGGAAAACCATACCGAATCCTCATAGTCCGCACTGTTGCAGTAATGGCCGATGTTCAGCACAGCCATGTCGTATAGCGGCGCGTCGTCGATGCTGGTGTCGTTGCTCTCGCTGCCGAGAAAGTGAAACGGGATGATCCGCCAAGGCTGGCCAGCGCCGTTCAGTGGAGTGAAAGGGGGGGTAATCATAGCCGTTTGGCTTGAACCCTCTTCCCACACCTCCTGCGTGTAGACGCCGGTTTCATCCAAGCGAAGCACGCGGTATTGGGTAATCTTTTCGCTGCCGAAGCCATCATCGGTATCGACATCCACGGATTCCTGCAGCACCACCAAGCTCAGCAGGTGCTGACCGCCAACTTTGCGGGTCTTCCAGTTCCTGATCGACTCAGCGGGGTAGCTCGCAACACTCGCTCGAGCGCGTCCGGCCTGCTCGTCCGCTTTGCTCACCGTGCCGGTTTGCACTGCGGCGTAGTCCACCAACAAGCCATGCCGACCCACCTCGAGCAGGTGTCCGATGACTGATTGAGACTGCTGGTAAACGCTCACGCCCTGCCCGTCGATATCCGTGGACACGTAATCGAGTGCGCCGGGGACAGTGAGGGTTGGCCAGGTGCGGAACACCGCGCCGACCAAGCTGTGTTTCGTACGCCCCGTAGCGTTGTAGAACACTGCCCGCTGCTTGTAGGACTTGTACCGCTCGACGTTTTCACGGCTGGTGTCGTGATGGTTGGGCTTCGGCAAATACACATCGCCGCGAGCCTTTACAGTCTCGGATCCCTTGCACACGTCGCGCACCAGCCGCCAACGGGACTGTGCCGCGTCGTATTCCGGGCGGGTATAGGTGACGTCTGCCATTAGCGTGCGAATCCCATTTTGAGTGATTTGACCGGCTTCCTTGCGCTCTTGGCGACAGCGAAGTACCGGAATGCATCGGACGGATGAGACGCCCAGTCGTGAAGCGGCTTGTCTTTCCAGCAACCCTTCTTGTCGTCCCACTCTTTGCGGTAGTTCTCGAGCGCGGTGATGCCCTCTTCGCACTTCGCCTCGTCAAAGGCGCAGTGGGCGAGGATCTCGCGCGCTTGGTCGATGCCGTCATCCACGCCGATCTTCGGCACGACCTGGAACGTCATGCGGTAGTGCTGGCCGTCGATCTCGTAGCCTTCGAGCGCCATTTCCCGGCGGGTCTTGGCATCGCTGCCGAACTCGCGGTTGTCGATGTCGTGCGGCCCCCAGTGCTCGGAGTAGGTGTAACCCTTGTCCTTGAGCACCTTCATGTAGTGCCGCAGGCCTTCCCCGCTGTTCTGGTAGAAGTCAATGACGTGATACTCGTTGCCGACCTGACGCACGAACCAGATGGCCGTGGAGTCGCCGACGCCGATGTCCCAGAAGGTCATCACCGGCAGGTGGCTGTTGTCTGGCAACGTGCCGATGCGCTGAGCGGCGTACAGCTTTGTGAACTGCTGGGCGTAGTAGGCGCCCTCGATCGACTGTTGGA